CTTGATTGTTAAATCGGTTGGCGTGATTGCCTGTTCCGATGGGTTAGTTATACGCCATATGATAAGTTAAGCAAGCTAAAGAGTGTTAGTTGATGCACTAACATACCCTATAGTGTCAGCAAATGCTTAGTTTGACCATCCCGCGCCCCCCACCTACCCCCTAACCCCCCTCTTGGCGAAGCGTCGCGTCTATCTATAGGAATATTAATATGCGCAAATAATTTGGTTTTTCCCCCATTTCAGCAAGCTTCTACATAGTATCCATCCTCGGCGCGCTACGTTAGGTACGTCTAATGCCCAAAAACAAAGTCAAACCTATCTATTAACATGTTACCCCGGGGCTACATTTCTGCTAACCTGGTTAGCGATATTGCCACGTAGCGAAACCCACCCCCCTTCGAAATTCACTGCCATTGCCAAAAAATTTTTTATAAATTAGAATACGTTTTGACCACCTCGCCCGGAAAGGCGCACAATGACCATACATTTAATACCGGACGACAGTGTCCCCTTCGATGATGACGAAGCTAAAACAAAACCTAACGACACAGATTCGTTTCTAAAGAACACAACTGCAGCTGCTAATACTGCAAGACTCCTTGGGGAGAACGGTGCCGATATGACTGTTACTAAAGAAGACCAAGATACCGCTGCGCAGATCACTGCAAGCTTTGCATCCAACCCTGAGTTGACTATTAAGAAAGTTACACCGAAACGGTTGGCTATGCTGCGTCCAGCTACGTTGGACTTGACTGATAAGGTGCTGCAGAACTATGCACACTCTGTAGTAGAGAACTCTAAACAGCTACGGCACTTGGTGACTAACAAGCTGATACAAGAGACCGAGAACCCCGACCCACGGATAAGACTACGCGCACTTGAGCTGTTGGGTAAAATTAGCGATGTTGGGTTGTTCGCGGAGAAGACAGAGATTACTGTGACGCACCAGACTACGGACGACATTAGAGATAGACTGAAGCATAAGCTGATGAAACTTGTAATGCCCCAAGACAACACCGAGGATGCGGTTGTGCTAGATGCCAAGGCTGTAAATTTAACGGACGAGATTGGGCTCCCGGGAGATAGTGATGACTGATAAGCGCGACGACGACAAAGATCCGAAAGTGGTGCAGCTGTTTAAACAAAACAATCAGCGTGGGACAAAGACAGTCGAGCAGATTTTATCGGAGATTACCGACGGGGATATATTTATAGACCCTGATGAAACCCTCAAGAATCCTGACACTGTTATGCAGCGGTCCATGGGGCACTTTGAGAATATCATCCTGATCGGTACAAACGAGGACGGCCACATGGAGGTCCGGTCGTCACTTAACCTGACGGTCAAGGACATGTTGTGGATGCTAGAGATGACAAAGCAGAATATCCTGCTTACCGCGCTGTCGCACGACGACGATGATGAAGATGAGTAATGCCGACATAGGGTTCTCCGAGGACGAGATCCAGCAGATGCTGGACAACATTGATACATTCACTCCTGACGAAGCGATGGAGATTGATAAGCTTGTTGACGAGCTAAATAATAGGAAAGCTAAAAAGGCAGCACAGGATGACCTGATAGCGTTTTGTTTGTATATTGACTCTACATATAAAGTAGGGCGACACCATAGAATCTTGGCTGACATGTTGATGGCTATTGAGCGTGGGCCCAACGTCGAGGATGGTAAAGATCGCGTATGTGTGAACATACCCCCTAGACATGGTAAATCACAGCTAGTTTCCATTTACTTCCCGGCGTGGTATCTTGGGCGTAATCCTAGCCATAAGGTTATGATGGTGTCGCACACCACCGATTTGGCTGTGGACTTTGGACGTAAGGTGCGGAACTTAATCGACGAGGAGGTTTACAGTGACATCTTTCCAGCTGTTAAGCTTGCTACTGACTCTAAGTCCGCTGGTCGTTGGAATACTAATTTTGGAGGGGAATATTTTGCGTGTGGTATTGGATCGTCTATCGCGGGTCGCGGGGCACACTTACTCTTGGTTGATGACCCCCATTCGGAGCAGGATGTTATTAACGGTAACTTTGCTGTTTTTGAGAAAGCCTACGAATGGTTTACGTTTGGGGCGCGTACTCGTCTCATGCCGGGAGGCCGTGTTGCTATCGTTCAAACGCGTTGGCACATGGATGACCTCACGGGTCGAGTCACTAAAGACATGGTGCAGAACCCGGGTTCAGACCAGTATGAGATTATTGAGTTCCCTGCGATTCTGGACGCGGAAAGAGTAGACGAAGACACCGGCGAGACTGTATATATACAGAAGCCACTGTGGCCAGAGTTTTTTGATCTCGCCGCACTCATGCGTACTAAGGCATCAATGCCCGTGTTCCAATGGAACGCGCAGTATCAACAGTCACCTACGGCGGAAGAAGCCGCGATTGTTAAGCGGGATTGGTGGCAGATATGGAATCAGGATTCTCCTCCCCACTGCGAGTATATTATTATGTCCTTGGACGCCGCTGCCGAGAAACATAACCGAGCCGACTATACGGCCCTGACAACGTGGGGCGTATTCTACAACGAAGAGGTCGATAATCATAATATTATTTTACTGGATTCGATAAAAGAAAGACTTGAATTTCCTGAGTTAAAACAGCTCGCGCTTAAAGAATATGCCAAATGGGACCCTGATGCCTTCATTGTCGAGAAAAAGTCTGCCGGAGCCGCCCTGTATCAGGAAATGCGGAGAATGGGATTGCCTGTTCAAGAATACACGCCTCATAGAGGGTCAGGAGACAAGCTGGCTCGTCTTAATTCCGTGGCGGACATCATTGCCTCGGGACTAGTCTGGATACCTCCAACCCGTTGGGCTGAAGAAGTTGTAGAAGAGATTGCTGGATTTCCGTTTGCGAGCCACGATGACCTTGTTGACTCTACAGTAATGGCACTGATGCGGTTCAGGCAGGGTGGATTTATTCGCTTGCCCACGGATGAGGTGGATGATGAACCTTCGTATAGGCGGAAAGTAGACTACTACTAGGGTTTATTTAGACTCTAGCAATTTCTCTGCCAAGCGGTCTAGTTTACCCTCTATGCGAATCATATGGTCCGTAACTTTGTCCATGTCGGAGTTATGATCGGAACGCTTAATGTAGTCTTCGCGGGTACGATTAACCAGTGTGCAGAGGCGAGACACTTCCGAAGCTTGACCTTTGACCCACCAAGCTACTGCGGGGACAAACAAGGACATGATAATTGCCCATGGCAGTGCTGCTTGTTCCATGTTTATTCCTAATTCCAACATTCTAGTACTATAGCAGAGGTGGGGGCGTTTTAAAAGTAGTTAAAATTAATGTTCAAGCGGACTTTTGCATCAGTACAGTGCGTACTACCGTGGGGTTTGCTAGGATCAAACAATAGTGCTCGATTAGCTATAGCATCTATTTTAGTCCCGTCACTAAGTATTGTAGGCCCGTTATTGGTATTAATGTAGTATATGCACCCTTTATGCTGGAACGGAAAATCCACATGAAACTCGTTTTCTATATGTTTACCTACATTAGGGTAAAAATTAGCCTTGGCACGAATTAAAGCCTTTATATCCAGCTTTTCAAGTATAGGCAGAAGCGCTAAAAAATGTTCGCTGTGTGGGGTCAACCGAGTATAGAGTAAGTGTATTTGGTACCAATCCCCTAAGTCTACGCTCTCTTCAAATGCTACGGAGTCTGAATAATACCACGCAAAATTGCTACTGGTCATTAGGTCGTATAGTTTTAAGTATTCTTCCTGTGGAAGAAAATTGTCTATGATTTGGTAGTCCATAATGCCCCCTAAGTAAACTATCTGCAGTCTAGCGAACCTATATTGCAATTTCCATACCTTATGCTAATGTTTCTCAGGGCGTCTGGTCGCGTCCGTGGGGACGTTTAATGGGTCTCTCCCCCCTAGTGGGCGTCCCCACACTATTATTACGTTTAGAGGGTGTTTTTTGTAATTATATTACTCTTTACTTCGAGAAAGTTGTGTGTAACGGTATCGACCATATGGAGGACGTTCAATGCCCTATAAAGATGACACTGTTCGACTAGCCTACAACCGCACCTACAACCTTACGTGGTATGAAGAGAATAAGGACAAGCATAAAGCGAACGCTAAAGCGACCAGAAAGCGTAATCGTGAGTTATGGCTCGAGTTTAAAGCGACTCTCAAGTGCTCAAAGTGTGGGTTTAGCCACCCAGCGGCCATAGATTTCCACCATATAGACTCCAGCACTAAAGATGGAGAGGTAAACAGGCTTTCTGGTACCGGGAGTTATAAAAAAGCCTACGCTGAAGTCGAGAAATGTATCCCCCTGTGCAGTAATTGTCACCGTATTCATCACTGGGACGAAGGTAGAGCATAGCGGGTCTGCAATCTTGTGCGTTAATTTCTGTGCCGCAGTGCAGTATATATAGGAGGACATAAAGGAGTCCCCCATGATTAAGTTTATCAAAGGCGTTTTCGCCGCAATCGTTAAAGCTCAAGAACTACGTGCCCAAGTTTGGCAGTTAAGCAACCTAACAGACGCAGAACTACGCGATATTGGGGTCAATCGCTACGATATTGTACGTCGAGTGTACGATAGACACGCTTAGTCAAGCCTAAATCTAACAAAATGACATGACAAACTTGACGACGCCGCTCGTACATGAGATATAATACGGCAGGGGGTTACGGTATGAATGCGTTTTCATAGTGGTTGAGCTAACCGAATGCGCCACATCCGACTTAATTTTAACCTATGTAACCCCCAGACAAATTATAGCGAGGCTTAGATGGCAGTCGATAAAGCAATGATTCCAAGTGACATCCAGATGATGGATGACGAAACTCCAGACATGGAGCTGGATATTGAAGCAATCACTGACGAGCCTATTGAGATTACAATGGACGATGGCTCCATTGAAGTAGACTTTGGCGATGCAAGTTTAGACATTGACCTCGGTGGGGGTTCGCACGATGAGAACATTGCTGAAATAATTGACGAAGGTGATTTAGAAGAACTTGCGTCTGATCTCGTTGGTGCGTTTATCTCCGACCGTGGCTCGCGTAAAGAGTGGGCGATGTCCTATATTAAAGGTCTAGACCTGCTGGGTATGAAGATTGAGGAGCGTTCGACTCCTTGGCAAGGCGCTTCAGGGGTATACCACCCTATGATGACCGAAGCCGTTGTACGTTTCCAAGCACAAGCTATGGGCGAACTGATGCCACCCGCAGGCCCCGTGCGTTCTAAGATTCTAGGTAAGATCACAAGAGAGAAGTTTGAACAATCTCAACGTGTAGAATCTGAACTTAACTACCTCATTACAGAAGAAATGCCAGATTACCGCGACGAGATGGAGCAGATGCTCTTCAAATTACCTCTAGCGGGCTCTGCGTTTAAGAAAATATACTACGATCCCCTATTAGAACGCCCTGTTTCGCTATTTGTACCTGCTGAAGATTTTGTTGTATCCTACGGTGCGTCGAATCTACGTACTTGTCCGCGCTTTACCCATGTTATGAAGAAGACAGCAGAAGAAATTAAAGCCCTACAGGTAAATGGCTTCTACCGTGACATCGAATTGCCGGAACCAGAGCGCGATATCACCGATATTGAAGAAAAATACGCCCAAATGGAGGGCAGTGAGCCCGTATATGACGACGATCCACGTCATACTCTATTGGAAATGCACGTAGAAATTACAATGCCTGAGCCATTTGACGACCCTGATGGCCTCGCGCGTCCCTACGTAGTAACTATCGACAAGTCTTCTCGCATTATACTTTCTATTCGCCGTAACTGGTACGAAGATGATGCAAAGAAAAAGAAGCGTATGCACTTCGTACACTACCCGTACTTGCCCGGAATGGGCTTCTACGGCACCGGTTTGATCCACATGATTGGTGGGTTAACTAAGTCTGCAACGTCCATTATGCGTCAGCTCATCGACGCTGGGACGCTATCTAACCTACCTGCTGGTCTAAAGGCCCGTGGGCTACGTATTAAAGGCGATAACTCTCCGCTAATGCCGGGTGAGTTCCGTGATGTTGACGTTCCCGGTGGGGCGATCAAAGACTCTATTACCTTCCTACCATACAAAGAGCCTTCACAGGTTCTGTACACATTGCTTAACAATGTGGTCGAGGAAGGCCGTAGGATTGGGTCTGTTGCTGACATCCAAGTGGGTGATATGAATGCACAGGCTCCCGTAGGGACAACCCTAGCACTGCTTGAGCGGTCTATGAAGGTTATGTCCGGTGTGCAGGCTCGCTTGCATGCTGCCATGAAGAATGAACTCCGTATCTTAGCACGTATTGTGCATGACTATATGCCTGAAGACTATAGTTACGAGATGGACGGTGAGTTCAATCGTGTAGAAGATTTTGACGGTCGTATCGACGTAATCCCTGTGTCCGACCCGAACGCTTCTACAATGGCTCAACGGATTATGCAGTACCAAGCTGCGCTGCAACTAGCCCAACAGGCACCACAGTTGTACGATCTTGGCAAGCTGCACCGCCAGATGCTAGAAGTTCTTGGTATTCAAGATGCAAGTAGTATCATCAAACTACCGGAAGATATTAAACCAAAAGACCCTGTGTTTGAAAACATGGCAATCTTGAAGCAGGAGCCTGTAAAAGCGTTCCAATATCAAGATCACGAAGCGCATATCACTACCCATATGGCGGCTATGCAAGACCCCAAAATCCAACAAATCGTAGGGCAATCACCCTTCGCACAGGTAATTATGGGTGCAATGCAGTCACATATCACCGAACACGTTGCACTACAGTACCGTAGAGAGATTGAGAAGCAGCTAGGAGTGCCACTACCAGATCAGGATGCACAACTACCTGAAGACGTAGAAGCCGACTTGTCGCGCCTCGTTGCCGCCGCTGCGGCTAAACTACTACAAAAAGATCAAGCGGAAGCCCAACAACAGCAACAGCAAGCCGAACAACAGAATCCGCTGAATATCATCCAGCAGAAAGAGTTGCAGCTTAAAGAACAAGAACTACAGCACAAAATTCAGATGGATCAGGCTGAACTGCAGATTAAATCGCAGACATCCATGGCCAATGTGCAAGTTCAAAAAGACCGCCTGAACGCGGAAGACCAGCGCGAAGCCGCACGGATTAATGCCCGTATAGCTGAGATGAAGAGTAAAGAAGAGCAAAACGCTGCCAGCATGGCGCTGGAAGTGGCCAAGGAGCTAAACAAACCAAATGGTTGAGAGCGTATTCTACCCAGTCCTACGGGACATTGATGAACAGAAAAAAGCAGTTGAACTCCACCTCGCTAATGGTGGGGCTAAAACACAAGAAGATTATTGGCGTCTAGTCGGTGGCTACGAGGCAATATCCCGAGTTGAGGATATGCTGAAAGATACGGAAGCCCGCTACGACGACAATTAAACTAACATGGGGCGGTCCCATGCAAAGGCGCTGTGAGCCTTTAATCACTGCTAGGAGGTACTATGTACGCGGCCAATCAGATCGAAGACGAAGAGCTAAAAGCGAAGCTCCCCAAACCAACAGGATACCATGTCCTAATCGCTGTTCCTGAAATGTCTACTAAAACAGAGGGCGGAGTTATTATGCCTGATGCGTTGGTCAAGCAGGAAGAAACTGCGTCTATTGTTGGGTATGTACTCGCAATGGGCCCTGAAGCTTACGGGGATAAAGAGAAATTCCCAAGTGGACCTTACTGCGGGGTAGGAGATTTTATTATATTCCGTTCGTATTCAGGCACACGATTTAAAGTCATGGGCAAGGAATTTCGTTTAATTAATGACGACACCATTGAGGCTGTTGTCGAAGACCCACGGGGGTACAGCAGAGCATGAGCGAAGCAAAGCAAGAAGTCGATCTCGATACTACTGACGAGATTGAAGTTGAAATCCAAGACGATACACCCGAAGAAGATCGGGGTCGTACAACTAAGTCCGAAGTTGAAGCGCCAGCTGTTGAGGAAGACGACGACGATGATGCTGACCTTGGCAAGCACAGCGAGTCTGTGCAGAAGCGTATCAAAAAGCTCAAGTTTGAGTATCACGAAGAACGTCGTCGTAAAGAAGCGGCTGACCGGGAACGTGAAGCGGCAGTTCAATATGCTCAACAGATTAAGGGCGAAAACGATAGGCTCCGTAAGAATCTGAATGAAGGTGAGAGTGTACTAATCACTCAAGCTAAAGCTCGTATTGCTTCTGAACTTGTAGGCGCTAAAGCAGCTTACAAAGCAGCGTACGAAGCTGGTGACGCAGATGCGGTGCTAGACGCTCAAGAGAAGTTGATGAAACTCCAGAGCGAAAGTTCTAGGGTAGAAAACTGGACGCCGCCGAAACAACAGCAGGAAGCGGCCCCAGTACCAAAGGCTGCACCTGTACCAGAACCTGACCCTAGAGCCAAAGCTTGGGTCGAAAAGAACCCATGGTTCAACGAGGACAGAGGTATGCAGCGCTTTGCAATGCTAGTCCACGAGGAGCTAGTTGAGAACGGGATTGATTCAGGTTCTAATATATACTACAATAAGATTGATGCTGCTATACGTCAGCGGTATCCAGATAGGTTTGATGACGCGCCCATTGAGGTGAAACAACCGCAGCGTCAGACTGGTTCCGTGGTAGCCCCGGGGGGTAGAAATACTCCTGTATCACGCAATAAAGTTGTTATCACCTCGTCTGAGGCCGCAATCGCCAAGCGCTTGGGACTATCTATACAACAGTATGCGGCGCAGAAATTAAAGGATATAAACAATGGCTAATCGCACCCCACGTTCCATCGACACCCGTGAAACAGGTGAACGCAAAAAACCGTGGAAAAGATCGTCCATGCTGCCTACCCCCGAAAACCGTCCGGGCTTGAAGTTCCGGTGGATTCGCACAGCAACTCTGGGTAACGCTGACATGACCAACGTATCTGCTAGGTTTCGCGAAGGCTATACGCCTGTTAAGGCTGAAGATTATCCTGAACTTCAGATTATGTCCGATATAGACTCACGTTTTAAGGACAATATTGAAGTTGGTGGATTACTACTTTGTAGTATTCCAGAAGAAAAAGCACTAGATCGTATTGAGGGTCAACTGGGGACTGCACAAAATCAGTCTGACGCTGTTGATCGGAATTTCATGCGGGAATCTGATCCACGTATGCCGGTTCTTCCTTCAGAACGTTCTACGCGCACATCGTTTGGTAGGTAACCAATAGTGGTAGCCTACTGTGAATCTAAATTGAAAATCGGAGGATGAGCACATGGCTACTACTGCCGCTCCCTATGGTCTGAAGCCCGTTAAACGCGCTGATGGCATGCCTTACGCTGGGGCTACGTCCCAGTATCTAATCGACCCAGCTGGTGAAGGTACAAACCTTTTCTACGGCCAAGTCGTTCACATTGGTGCCGATGGTTACATCGCACTTTCAACTGCTACTGGTGCCGATGGCACAACTAACGCATTCCCAACTGGTACAACTTTGACTGGTTCTTTGGGCGTGTTCGTTGGTTGCGAGTACACAAACTCGTCGGGTCAGCTCGTACAAGCTCAATACTACCCATCTGGCACTGCTGGTGGCGTAATTACAGCTCTTGTCGTAGACGATCCAAACGTACTGTTCCAAGTTCAAGCTGATGGTGCTATGGACCAATCAGACATTGGCGCAAATACGTTCTTCGCAGCCGCTCAATCTACATCTACTGGTAGTACCACAACAGGTAATTCCAATTCTGCTGTAGACGCAACGACTGTAACAACAACCGCTGCCTTCCGTATCGTGGCTGCTGTATCGCCAATTGGTGATGCCTATCCCGACCTGTTGGTAAAACTTAACCCCGGTTACAGCAGCGCTACAAACGCTGTTGGATTGTAAGGAGGGCTAACACATGGCAATTTCTCGCGCACAGGCCCTTAAAGAACTTCTTCCCGGCCTAAATGCTTTATTCGGTCTTGAGTATGGTAAATACGAAAACGAACATGAAGCAATCTACGAAACTGAATCTTCCGAGCGGTCGTTCGAAGAGGAAGTAAAACTTAGCGGATTTGGAGCTGCTCCAACTAAAGCTGAAGGTTCTGCGATTTCTTACGATAACGCACAAGAATCTTTCACTGCCCGCTACAACCACGAAACCGTTGCTATGGGCTTCGCCATTACTGAAGAAGCAATGGAAGATAACCTGTACGACTCGCTGTCGTCGCGTTACACAAAAGCACTTGCTCGCGCAATGGCCTACACCAAACAAGTTAAAGCTGCTGCTTTGTTAAACACAGGCTTTGATACGTTCAACTCTGGTGATGGCGTAACACTGTTCAGCACTGCTCACCCAACTGTATCGGGTTCTACAAACGCTAACCGTCCCGGCGTTGATGCCGACTTGAACGAGACTTCTCTCGAGCAGGCCGTTATTGATATCGCAGGTTACGTTGATGAGCGCGGCTTGTTGATTGCAGCACGTCCACGTAAGTTGATTATCCCCGCTGCTTTGATGTTCGTTGCAACTCGCTTGCTTCAAACTGAAGGCCGTGTTGGTACAGCTGACAACGACTTGAACGCACTTCGTACAAACGGTTCGATCCCTGAAGGCTATGGCGTAAACCACTACCTGACAGACGCAGATGCTTGGTTCTTGACAACCGACATTCCAAACGGAATGAAGCACTTCGTACGTACAGCTATGGCTACCGGCATGGACGGCGACTTCGACACAGGCAACGTTCGCTACAAAGCACGTGAGCGTTACTCGTTCGGCGTATCCGATCCACTAGGTATCTACGGTTCGCAAGGCGCTTAATAAAATACCCTAGACGCTACAGGGTATATCTAAGGGGCTGCTTCGGTGGCCCCTTTCTTTTTGTTTTTAATGTGTGTATACTGCTCGCATCCCTGACAGCTGCATGGTGTAGCTGACACTTACCCCGACAGGAGACTCTTATGGGTACTACTACTTTTTCTGGACCAGTCGTGTCCACCAATGGCTTCACAGGCGCAGTTTCAGCTACAACCGTTGCCGCTTCTGGTAATGTGACTCTATCTGGCGCTGCCAATGTCATTATCATTCCTACAACTGATCCCGCAGTTGCTGGCGCTATCTGGAACGATGCTGGTACGCTTTCAGTCTCCGCAGGTTAAGGAGATAGATAATGGCTGGATATGATCTCCACGCCACTACATTGACTGCGTCTGGCTCTATTTACGCTGGTCGTGGTCGTGTGATGGGAATAACCTACTTGGCGACTACTACGCCCGGAAGTGTTGTTGTAAAAGACGGCGGTGCTTCTGGTGCTACTGTCCTTGAACTTAAAACCGCTGGGGTCGCAGACGTTTATGACCTTATCATTCCATCTAACGGATTTCTTTGCTCTACCAACATATATGTTGTTTTGACTAACGTTACTTCCGTTACTGTAATGTACGAATAGGAAAACAAATGGCTCGTGAACTCTCGTCTATAACAAGAATGGGGCTTACCGAGCCATTTGAACTTCAAGTTGGGCGTGGCCAAATCACTGGACATGTTCCAGTGCATAAGTTCGGGGCCGTACCAACACTATCTAACAATACGACGGGGACCATATGGGATGTAGATGACACCCTATACCCTTGGGCTACTTGGGATTCTAGTGGTGCAACTATTATTACGTTAACTAGGGCTAGCGATTCGGATGCGGGTAAAATTGTACGTGTTGAAGGGCTAGACGCCGCAGGTGCGCCTACATTCGCGTCTGTAACTTTATCCGCAGCATCTGGTAATGCTACAACACAGACTTTTACACGAGTATTCCGCGCATATTTAACTAATGGAAGCAATGTAGGTAACATTGATATCTATAACGGCGCCACAATTGTCGCCAAGATATGCGCAGGACTTGGCCAAACACTGATGGCTATCTATACAGTACCTACAGGGTACACAGGATATGTATTACAGGGGACCGCGTCTTGTCAGGCGGCTGGTGACGGCACAGTAAACATGTTTGGAAGATTTCCAGACTCTGGAGTATTACCGTTTCGTATTGCCCATACATTAGAAGTTTCTGGGCCTGGCGGGCAGTATATGTATAAATTTGCGTTCCCTCTGATGATACCTGCAGGTACAGACTTGGATATCCGTGCGACAACGCGCACTAATAACACTAGATTTACTGCAGCATTTGATATCCTACTTATCAAGGATTCTTTCTAGTGGCTAAAACTCCAGCTTGGACACGCAAAGAAGGTAAGGCAGCTAAAGGCGGATTAAACGCCAAAGGCCGCGCATCTTACAATAAGGCAAACCCTACAAAGCCGGGGCTTAAAGCACCGCAACCAGAAGGCGGTTCCCGTAGGGATTCTTTCTGTGCTAGAATGACTGGAATGAA